CCATCGAGAACTACTCCCATCCTTTCGCGTGTGTGCGCCACGATTGGAAGAATATGGTCGGAATGCCGCAACGCCGCGCTCGTCGTCGCAGAGCCGCCGAAGAGCTGCGCCTTTCCCTGTTGGCTGGTTTAGGGCCTCAGCACGTCCTAGACTCGCTGGCGCCGGCGCACAAGGACGCTACGTGGACGCTACTCCTCGATGCCATGCTGACGATCCTAGGCGTCACCAGGCGCCTTGAGCGGCGTGGGCTGGAGCTGGTTGGCACCTGCGATGCCTGCGGCCTGCATGGCTTCACTGTGGGCAGGATCAAGGCATGGTGCTCGGAGTGCGGACTGGAGATGGATGCGCGCGAGTACTTGCGCATGCAAATAGAGCGCCACAAGGCCTCTAATCCAGTCGCAAGGCCATGAATACGCTCATGTATGCGTGCTATGAGTGATAGGACGAATGGCTGAAACGTGCCGAATTGAGCTGCTGTGCCGCTTCGACCTGGGGGGTATGTCTCGCCTGCACAGCGCTACGGGCCGAAGTGCAGGCATATATCCCCGCCGACCAATTTGTCCTAGGAAAGTAGCGTCGTAGTTCTGGGTGTGCGTTTGACAACGATAGTTGTTTCGCGTGAAACTCGCGCGCGATGGACACTGCCTTGCTGCCGGCTGATCCTGGGCCGATTGCGCGCTTGGAGTCGGTGAAGGCTGCTGATACGACTCCGGGCGTGATTTTTTCGCGGCTGACGGAAGGGGAGTCGCTGAAGGAGATTGCGAGGGCTTGGCAGGTTCCTGCTGGGCGGTTCACGGAGTGGTTCACGACGCAGCACGCTGAGTTGTACGACGCGGCGCTGAAGGTGTGCGCGGATCAGGACGCGCACGAGACGGTGAAACTTGCCGATGAGGCTCCTGTTGAGGATTCGCCGAAGACGAAGCTGCAGATTGACGCCCGGAAGTGGCGCTCAGGCAAGTACGACCGGGAGAGGTATGGGGACCGGACGGATGTGAAGCACAGCGGTTTGGTGCCGACGCTGACGATTGAGATAGTTGGTGTGCCGCAGGCACCGCAGGAACGTGTGATCGAGCACGAGACTGCGAAGATAGAGGACGGGATTGTCTGATGGCCGCTGCCATTCTTGGGCAGCGATTGAAGCTGGAACCAAAGCAGGGCCTGGCGTTCCAGACCGAGGCGACGGAAGTGCTCTACGGCGGTGCGGCAGGGGGGGGTAAGTCGTACCTGCTGCGGGCATCGGCGATAAGGTGGTGCGCTGAAGTACCGGGAATACAGGTGTACATGTTCCGGCGCACGCTGCCGGATCTGCGCGATAACCACCTGCGCGGGCCGACGAGTTTCCACGCCATGCTGGAGCCTTATCTGGCGACCGGGCACGTGCGCTACCGGGCGGTGGAGAACGAGTTCGAGTTTTGGAACGGCGCGGTCCTGCACCTTTGCTACTGCGATTCCGAGAACGACGTGGAGAAGTACAGGGGGGCTGAAATCCACGTCCTGATAATCGACGAGCTGACGCATTTCTCCGAGTACCAGTTCAGGTTCCTGCGCTCACGAGTTCGCGTCGCCGGCCTGAAAGTGCAGTCGAAGTATGCAGCTCGCCTGCCGCGCGTAGAGGCCGGGTCCAACCCTGGGTCGATAGGACACGCCTGGGTGAAAAGAACGTTCATCAATCCGAAGCCGCCGCTGGAAATCTGGCGCGCTACGTCAGAGGAGGGGGGGATGCTCCGGCAGTTCATCCCGGCACGCCTTGTAGACAACCCGTACCTGACGCGAGACGACCCTGAGTACGCAGACAGACTGCGCGGCCTAGGAGCGGACAATCTCGTTCGCGCGATGCTCGACGGCGACTGGGACATCATCGCCGGCCAGGCATTCGAGAAGTTGAGAAGGGATATTCACTGCATCGAGCCGTTCGAGCCTCCAGCGGACTGGATGTGCTTCGGGTCGTTCGACTGGGGCTCCACCAGACCGTTCAGTTTCGGGTTGTGGACGGTGGCTGACGGCAACGCATTGCCTGATGGCCGCACTTACCGCAGGGGGGCCATCATCCGTTTCAACGAAATCTACGGCTGGAACGGTAAGCCAAACGAGGGTATTCGCAAGGAAGCCGACGATATTGCCGAGATGATCCGCTCTCGTGTTGGCACTAGGAAATTGGGATACATCGCCGCCGACCCATCCATGTGGAAGGTCGATGGTTCGCCATCGATCGCCGAGAACATGCTTCGTAAAGGCGTGGTGCTCCGCAAGGCAGATAACGCACGCATCGTCGGATACGTGCAAGTCAGGCAGCGCATCGCCGGGGACGATGACGGGCCGATGCTCTACGCAACCAGGAATTGCCACGACGGATTCTGGAGAACCATGCCTGATCTGGTCATGGACGAGCGAAAAGTCGAGGACGTGGATACCGATCAGGAAGACCACGCCTATGACGACACGCGCTACGCCTGCCAGTCGAGGCCGTGGATGAGCGTCGTTAAAGAGAAAAAGCAACCAGTTGACCGCTGGATGCGGAGATTTGAAGCAAGCGGCACGAACGACGAAACCTACAGGACAGTCTGAGATGGCAACAAGAAAATCCGGCAGGCAAAAACAATCCTTCGCGCTGCCAGAAGACAGAGAAAATGGTCCGGTCGAAGATACCGAGCACGGCACACTTGTCCGCTATGTGAAAGATGCGGACGATGCCACGCTTCACACGCGCGAGCTGGCCGAAAAATCGCGCAACTACTACGACTCCGTGCAATGGACCGACGCTGAAGTAGCGAAACTGAAATCGCAGAAACAGGCCGCCACAGTCATCAACCGGATCAAGCCGAAGATCGACGGCCTGATGGGCATGGAGCACGCAAACCGCACGACCGCTAAAGCGATGCCACGGACGCCGAAGCACGACAAGGGCGCGCAGGCTGCAACCGAAGCAGTGCGCTTCGTCCTGCAAGACAACATGTACCCGCAGCATCGCTCTGACGCATGGGAGAACCTGACCATCGAGGGCACTGGTGGCATCGAGATCATGGTGAAGCCGGACAAGGCCGATGACGGTTTCAAGATCGTCGTGCGTCAAATCATGTGGGATCGCCTTATCTGGGACCCACATTCCCGGCGTAAGGATTTCTCGGACGCGAAGTATCTCGGCCAGGTCGTCTGGATGGACTTCGAGGACGCGCTCGCTCTGTACCCGCAGGCGGAAGACGTACTTGAATCCATGCAGGCCGGTTCCCGGACCTACGACGATAAGCCGCGCTGGATGGACACCGCCCGCAAGCGCGTGAAGATAGTCGAGATGTACTACCGCAAGCAAGACGGCAACTGGTGGTACGCGAGTTTCACGTTCGGCGGCTATTTGAAGAGGCCGATGAAGTCTCCGTATGTGAACGAGGAAGGCGAATCAGAACACGCCTATGAGTTCGCGTCATTATTCGTGGACAGAGAAGGTGGACGCTACGGAGCGGTGAAACAGTTGCTGGACGTACAGGACGAGATCAACAAGCGCCGCTCCAAGGCTCTGCACCTGATGAGCGTGCGCCAAACTTTTGGGACCAAGGGCTCGGTAGAGGACGTAAACAAGGCGCGTCAGGAGCTTGCGAAGCCTGACGGGCACGTTGAGTTCGCCTACGGCGAGTTCGGAAAAGACTTTGGCATTCTGCCAACTGGCGACATGGCGCAAGCGCAGTTTAACTTGCTCACCGAAGCGAAGATGGAGATCGACTCGGTGGGTGCGAACGCGGCGACGATGGGCAAGGACAAGACTGTGCAATCAGGCGTTGCACTCAGGCAGCGCGCGCTCACCGGGCAGACGGAACTCGCGCCTATGTTCGACGTTCTCAAACACCTTGATCTGCGCGTCTACAGGAAAATCTGGAACCGCGTGAAGCAATATTGGAAAGAGGAGATGTGGCTTCGCGTCACGGACGACGAGCAGAACCTGAAGTTCGTCGGTCTGAACCGCAAAGTGACGAAGGGCGAGGTTGTGCTGGAGGGTGCGCAGGAGCAGAAACTGCCGCCCGAAGCGCTGGCCGCGTTGCAGCAGCGCGTGGCGAGCGACCCTACGATGCAGGAACAGGCCGACATGCAGAACGACATCGTGCATCTGGACGTGGACATCATCATGTCGGACGTGCCGGACACCGTGACGCAGGAGGTCGAGGACTTTCAGGCGATGGCCGAGATGGTGAAGTCCGGTTTCCCGCTGCCGCCCAAGGCGGTAATCATGTCTTCGCCGCTATCGAACAAGGAGCAAATACTTAAGATGATGGACGAGGCTCCGCAGGTGCCTCCTGAGCTGCAAAAGCAGATCGAGCAGATGCAGGAGCAGGCTAAGAAACTCGCAGATGAGAATCAGGCGCTGAAACAGGATCAGTCAACGGAGCAGGCGAAGCTGCAGTTGTCGGCGCAGGAGGGCAAGGCAAAACTGGATCAGCGCCAAGCCGAGATACAGGCCGAGATCGAACTTGAGCGCGTGAAGCAGGAAGGCGAAGCGGCGCTCGCCCGCGCCAAAGCCGAGGCTGACTTTGAACTGCGCCGGTGGATAGCTGAGCAGGACATGGCGCTCGCTCAGATGAAGTGCGACAACGAAGCGCAGATCAGTAATAACAAGATGGCAATGGACGAGCAGACGCGCGAGCGCGAGACGAGCCACAAAATGTCATTGGAGCGCGCTGAGATCGAAGCGAAGGCGCAGCCGGCATTCGAGCAGAAACTCACGCAGATCGACAAGTTGGTGGAGGCTATTCAGGAACTGATCGCCGAACAGCGCAAGCCCAAACGAGTAAGCGTAGGTAACGTGCAGCGCACGAACGACAGCGTCACTGGCGCGACGGTAACTGTGCAATGAGCACCAAAACCGTAGAGCGCATCAAAGAGGCCATTCGCCGGGCGCATGTTGTCGGCGCGTTGTTTTCGCAACCTAGAAGGAAATCATATGAGAAAGATTCTGTTGCTGGTCCTGACGCTGCTGAGCCCCGTGGCGCTCGCTGCCCCGTTTGCGGTCAGCGATCCGCTTGATCCTGCGGCCACGCACTGCGGGTTTGTCCTTGATGGC